TACTTTGTTTGCATCATAGATTTTTTCCAACGCTCTATCGTACCTAAAGTAAGCAGATGAACATTTAAGAGAGCACCAACCCTCTTTGTTTTCAAACTTGTTGACAGCTGCCTCTATAGTTTTGTTATGTGGAGAGGCAAGATAGTTAATCCATATTTGGCCATTCTCTCTTCCTTCCTCTTTTTTAATAATATTATTGACCTTATCTTTAACCCTTTTGATAGTTCCTTTGTACCAAGTACCAGTGAAACCTATCGCCTTTAAGACCTCAAGGTTTGATTCAGACTCTATTGGGATACCCTCTTTGTTATAGTTTTCAAGTACAAACTTGATGGCAGTGGCTTCATCAGTTTCTTTTCTTCTGACTTTTGATCTTGGGTTACGAAGGTTACAGAAAGTACTTAGTTCTGCATTTGAAATTTCCTTATTAATCCAATAAGGTATTCGTATCACACCAATCATATGACAATGCTTTGCAAGATCAGCAGCATTTACTGAGTGGTTTCCGTCAACTCTCAAGTCTCTACCACCCTCAGCACGACCTTCAAAGACGAGAGCTGTTACTCCCTGTCCTTTACCAAAACAATTTGTAGTATCTCCCTTAGCAAGTTCGATTGCCTCTCTTATTTCTTTTTGATGTTTGTCATCATGTTGAAACCTTACTTGGTATCCTTTCATTGCAACTTGCGATGCAACACTTTCCATTTTTGTTTCAAACTTTCCATCTTCAATATCTTTGATTAAGGCCTTAATCTTCTCTAGGTCTATATCAGCATATTGTTGAGCACCATTGGTTTTATTATACCACTCTGGATTGTTCTTTGCATCAACACTACTTAAAAGTATATTCTCTTGTTGTTGCATTTCTTTCTTACTGCCGTAAGCAAGAATATCAATCGTAAATTCTTCTTCTGGACTAGCAAATGCTAGATTAAATTCTTCGTTTGTTGATGAATGTTCGTAACCATCTAGTACAGAACCAGTATGATAACCAACGTACTTCATGTTATTGGACTTCTGTGTCCACTGGTACAAATATGAATTGTACTCATTTGGCGCCATAGCAATGGAGCCTTCTACTATGTTAGGCATAAGATTAATTGTAATAACATCATCTAATCCCACTTAAAAAAGCAAAGATTATTTGAATTAACACTTTATATAGTAGGCCACTTATTTCTGTCTGTCAAGCCCTATTTTGATTCCTTAACATTTTCTTTATAAAGAAGTCTCCACATCTTAGGATTTAACTTCTTGATAGTTAGTTCGTCAAGTTTCTTTGCTTCCTTTTTCATTCTCAAGAATCTGTAACATTTCGAGAGCACCCTGCACCTTCAAAAACTCTTCCTTCTTAAGTTCAAAAGCTCTGTTTAATTCTTGTATCTCTGCTTGAAGTGTTTTTGATCTCTCAAGCAATTCATCTTTGTGACTCATAATCTTGTTTGTACTCACTCTATATATTATACCACAATAAATACTAATGGCATAGTAACCGAACAAGATGGATTTCAGTTCCGAACAAATAGATCAACAAGAATATGAGATAAACTCCAATCCAGCGTTACAGAGGTCAGAGTTTGCTCCTATAGCTAAAAGAGAATATTTCCACGAGAAAGTTTATAAAACACTGGTAACACTTGGAGACTTTAAGTGTTATGTTTGGTTTTATGACGAGGATTATGATGATACAAGAACTGTCAATGGTACGAAAAAAATCCACATAGTGCCATCTGAGGAGAGAATAGACGATTCTATAGAGATTAATAGATATTTTAATATTGCTAATACAGTATGGTCTGAGGGTGTGATATATGTAAATGCGATCTTTAGGAGAAACGGCACTGCCTTCACTCAGAACAAAGATTTAAAAGACTGTGTAAAATATTTCTCAGGTGTGGCACCACACTACGGAGCAGACAAAGATAAGATTGTAGCGATTGATATTGCAGATAACGAGAAGATGTACGACATGAATTATGATAGTGTCACATCAAATACCTATGCTGATATATCTAACAACGTCTATACAGACTTTACATCTGGGGCAGTAGGTAACGGCACGTTAAGTTTAAATTATAGCACTGTATTTGCATCAGGTGTTATACCAATGAGTTCAATTAATAGCACTTATGGTAAGGGAAATAATCTCGGTGCATATTACAGAGGAACAGGAATTGCAGATATACCTCAAAATAATCAAGTTCCTACCAGTGGTGCAATATCATTCAGTAATCTTAGAAACACTGTTAAAAAGATAACTGCTGCGGCAAATGGTAATTGGATGCACTTACAAGCACGATATGAAGTATTTGGAGATAGTGCTTACACATCTTCAATTGAAAAGGAATTGAATATTGGCGGTAATGTTGGTTCTAGTGGTAATGATAACCCAGCGATTAGATTCAACGACAGTGGTGGTGGGTCTATAACTTTAAATATCAATAATACCAGTGGCAGTCCAGTTGTGAGAGGATATGCTGGAGACAGAGGTAGTGCTGGTGGTGGCGATGGCGGTACTGGTGGTATTGCTATGACTATATCAAGTCCAATAAAAATGCCCCTATCACACTGGAACGATAGAGTTCGAGGTGGTGGCGGAGGCGGCGGAGGCGGCGGCACAGGTGGTCAAGGTGGCGGAGGAGGTCACAGTGGTCACAGAGTATGCACTGGTTGGTTCTGTAATGGTTCTTATCTAGTATGTCATGGAAATGGTGGTACTGGCGGTAACGGAGGCGCTGGCGGTCAAGGAGGTAGAGGAGATGGATATTACTGGGACGGCTCTAATTGGATTGCTACTCACTCTGCTGGTCAATCAGGAGGTGCGGCTGGTGCTGGCGGTCAAGGAGGAAACAGTAGAGGAGGCGGCACAGGAGGCAGTGGCGGTAACGGAGGAACTGGTGGTGGATTTGAAGGCGGCGGTGCTAATGGAACTACTGGTGGAGATGGTAGTAATGGAGCAGGGTCACAACATGGCTGTGGAGGGCATCCAGGCGGCCAAAATGGTAAGGCGGGAACTGGTGGCGGTTCTGGTGCTGCTGGTGGTGGTAGAGCGAATTACAGCAGTGGTGGTAACGTAACTTATACCTAAGATATTCCGTAAACTATTTCTGACGTAACTCCATTTGCATCAGCAGTCAGTATGGTGGCACCATGAACTGCCTGTGGTAGTTCTTCCCATGTAGATATTTCATCTATCCAATCATCAGATAACCAAGTATGATCTTTGGCACTGGTAGATATTGTTGCAACGCATTGTTTGTGTGAAGCATGACGTTCGTTATATAATCCAATATTATCATGAGGCGATGTTCCTTCTGGGGCATCTTTGGCAAATATTGTAGATAGGGCATATCCTAGTTGTTTCTTAAGTCCTGACTCATCACACTCTACAACTATCTCTACTAAGTTATTAACGTCATCTACCAATATGTCATCTATACTTGAACTAAGTCCTTGAGTGTTCTGATATATCTTTGTGTTTGATCTAGTTCCAATATATTTGTAAACATCATCAGATACCGATTTAGCTGGCATCTTTCTCAATCCTAATCGTAGATACTTATTAATTTTACTAATATTCATTGATGTCAACTCATAGTCATGATAACCAGAATCAATATTTTCAAATAGATCAAGCAATCCTTTCAACAATGAATCATTTCCAGTTGTATCTACAGCAATCTGACAAATGGCATCTATAGTGGCAGAGAATATAGGTATAGGTTCAAAAGATAATACTTCCTCTATCATGATATTGTTCTGAAAATATAAAAACTTATACTTTTGTAGATATGGCCATAGTTTACTCTCTCCAACTGAACCATCAAAGTACTGGTATTGATTAAGTCCAGTAGGTATTTGAAATTTAAAACCATATTTGGTTTCATCAGACTCACTCTTAATTAATCCACACCCATTATCAAGATCAGTAGAAAATAAGTCAGGATATATTTCTACAATACTCTTCACTGCCTCTATATCAGCAGAGTTGAGTAAGTTAGGATATTTCCCTGAGTTAGATATACCAATTAGATTGTCTATGTCAACCATTGCTTTCCTTTTTGATAACTGAACCAAGTGATAACTGAGTATCTCTCGCCTTTTGTAACAGGTGTGACTTCATGTTTAAACAAATGATTACTTGGATACACATGAGCAGAGTTTGCATCTGAGAGTATATTATATCTACCCCAAAATGTGATCCAACCACCCTCATAATCTGAATTGATAGTGTAAGATGTAGTTACAGACCCAGCATCAGCATCAACGTCAGCATGGGGAGATAGATACCCGCCAATGGGATATTTACACAACCAGTACCCTGAGTATTTATCGTAAATAGGGTCTGCTGGTAATGAGTCTTTGAAATCATCATATATTACAGGCATCAATCTAAGGTGTGCCTTATGTACTAAATCGAATATCTCTCCATGATGAGGTTCTAACAAAACCTGTGACCTCAAACCATGTATCTTATAATAAGAATTTGGAGGAGGATTTATTGGTTCTGGCCAGTCGAATCCTCTGCATAGTTCGAGCAATCTTCTATGATCGACTGTAGGAAGAACATCCCAATGATGAAAGATACTGTCCAATAATCCCATTCTTTCATGACCTGTTTACATCTATGTTTAAACTGTCGGCAAAAACAAAACCAGACAGTGATATTCTAGGCATATCAGTGTACCATCCTTTTTTCATTACTGCACTATGCCATATGTATGAAGGATATATTACTAACCTATTGAACTTCATTTGTATGTGATGTTCTTCTTCCCAAACATCTTCAATCAACATAGTGTCATTATCTACTTTCTCTTTCGACTTCTCTACAAAATCATATACCCACTCTTTATAGTTCCAGTATTGTTGTGTCCTTTTAAATGGAGTATGCACGTTCTCCATATTAGTCAGTCCAGTTGACTTGTGGGTGAAGAATGAAGTTCCACCATCACCATCTTCATTCAAATATAATACACAGGCATATACTGCTGGGTCAATGTGTGGTTGTATAGAGACTCTGTGAACTTCTCTATCACTATTCATAGCATTAACTTGATATGATACCTTTATTTGACTTGGATCTAATTTTTTAAAGTTAGTACACTTCTGTATTAAATGTCCAACAAGATAAGTTACCTCTGGTAATTCAATATGCAACTTAGACTGATAGCCTGGAAATACTTCATTGGCAACATTCAAGTTATTCAACTGCATTGGCACTTTCTTTACCACATCATCAATAAAGGCGTGTGGATTCTCCAATACATTATCGACTATAATAATGTGATGATTGTCTAGATTAGTTACATCATAACTTAAATTGTCAGAGACTTTATGAGTCTTTTCATCAATAATATTCAATTGCATAATGAATTTTTAAATATTTATTTTGACTTTAGATCGTCAATTTCTTGCTTGAGTTCCTTGACTGCCTCTATTAACAGAGGAACTAACTTCTCATACTTGACTGTTAGATAATCGTCTATCGGTCTGCAAGCAACTGCCTCTGGTAACACTTCTAATACCTGTTGAGCAGATACACCAGAATGTCTGCCAGCTGGGAGTCCTAGAGACTTACCTGTGTCATTAAACTCATATGTAAATCCACTTAACTTACATACCTTGGCGACTGCACCTTCAATCTGTTCAAGAGAAGTCTTAAGTCTCATGTCAGATGCAAAGGCAGTGATGTCTCCACCGACTGATAGGTTAGTACCATCAAATGTAAGATTACCTGATGTTGTAGTGGTATTTGACCCTGAGTTGTATATAACTCTGTTCGCTCCACCGAGTACGTTTGATGCGGTGGTACAAGTTGTGGCGTTACCATTCAATCCACCACTAGCAGAGAATGTTCCTGTAACAGTTAGATTGTTAATACTATTAGAACCACTCAAGGTAGAGTTGGTTGCAGTCAATCCATTGGCAAATGAACCAGTTCCACCAGCAAAGTTGGTTGCAGTAATAACATTGACCTTTGTGCTACCATTTGAGTCTCTACCCACAACAGATGCACCTGATGTCCAGCTGCTGTCTACCATATGCAAACCATCAAGTAAGTCAGCGTTTAAGTTAACACACTTGGAAGTAGATGCAGTAACAATTGGAGGTACGTTAGTTGCAGTTGACTGGAACTGGAATGAGTAAATCTGTCCAGCAGCACCAGCATTAATTGTCATGTTACCACCACTACCAGCACTCAATGCTGTAATGATACCAGTGTTTGCGGTGACTTTAGGAGCACAAAGTCCATCACCGCCAGGTGTCATGTTGATTCTTTCTATCGTTGCAGCGAAACCAACAATACAGGTGTAGATACCAGCGTTAGCAAAGACACTTAATTGATGAGCCTCGTTGCCTGGGTTTGAAGGATACTTACTACCAAGATACCTAGTAGTCATACCATCAGAATCTACATCATTAGAGAAGTAAGCATCAGGCCCGATCAAGTCATCAGTAAATGTAATGTCTGTACAAGTCAGGTCAGCGATGTTTGCAAGTTCAATATCTGCGTTACCACCACCAGCAGAAGGAACTACTAGGTTAGTGATAGTTGCGTTTGTAACTGCCTCATTAGCAACTGTAAGTTGGTTGGTAACTTGGAAGTTAGTTGCAATACCACTAAAGATATTGGAGTTGTTTACATACTCTGTTCCTACATGAGATAGAGTTGTGATACCAATATCAGAATAGTTCTTAGCAATCGCAGCATCAGTGACTATGATGTTTGTAACGATACCAGCACTTGCATATAACTGATTAACTGCCTCAAGAACTCCAAACGAACCATTATCAGCATTGACGAATGTACCATTGAAT